AGGACGTAAGCCCTCTCGTAAACGCCGTAATACAAAGAAAAAATAACTGTCTTACAAGTGTCGGTGACTTGCTGCTACTTAACAGTCCGAAGACAAGACAGTCTAAAAAGTAAGAGGGCCAGCATTACTGCTAGCCCTCCCTCCTTTTACAATCCACTGTGTGGAGCTACATTGGGTCAAGCTGTAGCTGGCTCGTAGACATAAACTACTTCTATACAGTAGGTACAATTGGATACCCACTCTGTCTGCTGTGTGCTGTAATTAACCCTTAATTCTAGCATGACGCTAATGTACAAGAGTTATATACAACAACCAAGCAGCATATAGAAACTTTATATTAGCTGTGCATATTGGTGACAGCAGTGTTCCAATCAATACCTCTTTTAAATACTTCAACTGAATCAGTCAGAGTATAGGCATCTTCCTTGAGCTTGTTTGCTTTGATGAAAGCGACTGCTTCATTTTGTGCAGCCCAAGGAGTATGACTGTAGAATGGTGTACGTGTACCCTTATCCTTTCGAATAAGAACACACTTCCAAGTAGACTTGCTAGCCCACTTGCCAGATGTTTTGGCATTGGCTCCCATTACTTGTCGTATTTCTGTTCGTGCAATCGGTCAGCACGAGACATGAAATCTTCTGGTTCATTGCTGACAGAAAGATCATCGTCTTCATAAACTACACTAGCGGGCATGATCAAGCCTTCAAGTTTATTTGCAATAACCTTTTTAAACTCAGAGATGAGGTCATCCTTGTCGCTGGCTTCGATGTCGTCAACTTGAGTAGTTACTGTAAAGAATATCTCACCACTATAGGTAGGATACTCTCGGTTATCATTTGGGTCCATGATATTTAAATTGTTTTACTACACCGTCTTGACTTCTTTGATAAGCCAGGTCGATGCTAGGTGTGACATATTCTACACCCCAACGAGTGTAGATGTAAATGTAATCTGAATACTCATCCATAGGACTAAGATAAAGGGGCCAGCAATATGCCAGCCCCGATATCACCCCTTATTCACGGTAAGCTTTACCTAGAATAGTTTGATAGTATTGTTTCTCCGCAGCAAGGCGGGTAGTACGACGACGATAGGTTAGTATCGTAGAAGCGATGATACCTCCGTATAAGAAGAACTTAAGGAAGTACCATAGGAAGGTAAACTCAGACTCTAGGTCGAGTAGTACTGAGCAGAGTAGAGCGCCGATTAGCAAACCGTATGCTACGCGTTCCGCAATCTCTGTCTTGTACAGATAATCGCTCCGATGGATAACAAGCTTACGATGGTGTTCGGCTTGTTCAGGTGTCATCCCATTGACGGGATCGGGCAATGCATCCCAGTTGAGCTTATGCAATGGGATACTACGTGTGTCTTGACTCATGATGTAAAGGTTATGATGATGGAAACTAAACCGATGATAGTGATTTGAATGAACAGTGCAGCTGCATAACGATTCATGGTGCAGGTGTTTGATAGGCAGCGCATGAGCCGTGGTTATGATTACGATATGTGCTAGACGTGTAGGTGGCGGAAGCACAAGATGAAAGGAATGCTACTGCAAAGAGCAGAGCAATGGACAGCCAAAGAAGGCGGGATTGAGATTTGTAACTCATGGTAAAAGGGATTAAATAAAGGGTTGAAAGGTCACAGTGCTGAGGGGTTGTTCATTAGGGTTACATAAAAGGGGTTTTGGTGGAATGCCATGCCTGCAAGGAAATGACATCCCACCTTGGGTTAACCCTCCCAAATGAAATTAGATATGGAGCATCCTATAGATGTTACTCTAGAAGATGCTCCGTTTGCACGCGATAACTATGAGGTGCGTCACGCCGGGAGCTTACCGGATAGTCATTACAATATTTAGAGAGGAGTGTATGAACTAAAGCCTCTATACTAAGGGGTGTAGCGGTACTAAACCGTCTGTGGACGCAGTTCCCAACTACACACCCTTCCCGCCACAGCAGGATTCGGATTCATCTCTACCATGTATAGGAGAGAGAGAAAGAAGTAACTAAGCTATCAACACACCTATGAGGAGCTACCCCATACTTCATTGAAGTGTGTCTTGCATGTGCACATACTGCCTTCTCTTTTTGTGGAAGGCATACTTAATTACTTCATTCATATTACTGTTGGTTAAGAGGTCGTCCAGTGTCATCTAACTGGTCAAGCTCTCGTCTTACAGAGATAGACAGCTTCCATTTCTCTATAAGAGTATATACAAGTGCCTTCTGTGCAACGTAGTCATTCATGGTGTGCTTAAGAGCAGACAATACTTCTCCTGAGTCTAAACATGTAGCTATAGAGTTACACTCGTTCATCTCTTTGAGGATCTCTTCGAGTCTCGTGATGTCTGTGATAAGACGTTGACGTTTCTTCTCGCTTGATACGAGGTTAGCTGAGAAGTCTGCTTCACGCATGTATGACTCTCTGTCTTGCAACTGACACTGCTTGTCAGAAATAAGTTCTTTGGTGTAGTTAATTGTCCACATAGTAAAAGGGTGTAAAGGGTGAAAAGGGATATAGTCTGTAGTACAGACATAGGATAGGTGTAGTATGTAACCCTCAAATGATGCGCATACAGCCTGGTGTGCGTAGATGCGTCGTGTAGAACTGATGATAGTGTAATAAAAGGAGTATCCCCGTAGGGATACCCCCGACACAAGTGTGCCTTGTCGCTTTATTCGGCGACGATGGTGTGCCATTGACCTGTCACCGCACCCGTTTCGGGGTTGATGACTTCCTGTGGCACAAGAACGGGGAGACCGTCCTCGCCAATCACAGGGTTGTCGTTGGCATCACGCTTGAACCTGAACAGTGGTTCAACACGTACACCTTCCAAGCGGATAGCAGACTTGGTATCGTCTGCCCATTCCAGCATGTTAGCGTATGTGCCATCCTCCTTTGCTTCAGCCCATAGGGACTTAGGCTTAGAACCGAGATACTGAAGTACCTCGATGTCCTTGAGACGGACGTTAAACATCTGTTGGCTCTTGGCATCCTTTACCTTGCAGTAAAGCTTGCCCGTGGTCGACACGCGGGTCGGAATAAGAATCATCTTGTACATGATACTGTATTTGAGGGTTAACTGCACAACGGACTATCCGCTGCACGACGCTGGGGGGTAGTTGATTAGGGAAACGAACCGGGGAGGTTGAACTAGGGTGGTACTCGAACGCATATTGCCGTAACTTTGAGCATGTTAGAGTTCTATCCTAGAAACATACAGCTGCTCGAGCCGTATATCTTTACATTCTACGAGCAGGGTGGGGGTGACTTAGTAGTCATTACAACGACCGGGGGTGTTTATATCACTAGTGACCTAGTGGGGGAGGACATGGATGGGCTAGCATTTGACTTACTGGAAAAGCACACTAATTAATTTATTATGGAAGGCAAGTACTATACAGATCCTAAGACACGTAAGGCTATTGATTCCTTACTACAGATGAATGCAGCTATTCAGGCTAACATTGGTACTAATAGCAAGTTGGATATTAAGAATCCGGCAGCCGCTGAGCAGTTATGGCATCAGTGGTTAGTTGAGATTAAAGTATTGGACCCTGGCTTCTATAACGACATCTCGACCACAGAAGAAAAGGAGATGGTGACCAAGAAAATCTATAGTAAGCAACGATTTCGTGAGCAGCAAGCTGAGTCTGTATAATATTCTTATATTTCGGGTAAATATTTTGTTATGGAAATTGTCAAGCCCGGGATAGAGTATCGGCTACACAACTTCAAGTCAGAAACTGAGTATCAAACAGTACGCTTCACTGAGAAGACACCTGTTGGTTTCAACCCAGGAACGACCAATGAGGAAGTGGTGTCAATGTTTATCGATCGTCTGTATGCGTTACAGGCAAAAAACTTCTCTGTAGAAAACCAATGTTGTATCATCTTACTTAAGCAGGTAAGGGTGCTGTTAAAGAAGCGCTTGAACCGTAAGATTGATAGAGTAAATAAATACCAGGAGAATGCAACTGGAGATTCAAACAAGTAAGAAAAGTTTTATACGTCATTACTTAGAACTTTTAAATGGTATCTTGAAGCTGACTCCACGTGAGTTGGACTCATTGTTATTGTTCCTAGAATTTGATGCGGAAGTAGCATGTAGTATGCAAGCACGAAAACATGTGGCAGAAGCCATGAGTTTTAAGAGTGTCAGCGTACTCAACAACTATGTAAAGAGTTTGAAAGACAAGCAGGTCATCTACAAGGACGACCACGGAGTGTACAGGTACAATGACATTGTAAAACCCAATGGAAACCTTGACACACTTACCTTCAAATTCGTCGTCTCCCAACCCTCTATTCCGCCTGGAGTATGAGATGGATTCGCTTGACGTATTGTTTGCGTTTGAGTTCTCTATGGCTGCAGAGCTTGAGGACCAAAGTGTGTCTTATAATACTGAAGTTTTTATTGGCTCTGACACCTACTCACTAACCTACCTGATATATGCCACGCCCGAGTAAACTGATGGATGAGATTATTCTTGAAATAATTCAAGAGGACGGAGGTACGTATGAGGAAGTGTCAGAGGTAGTAATGAGTCAGTTCTCGTTTTTGCGTAAGCACATGGAACACGGAGCGTTCAGCACTGTGCGTCTTCCATACCTCGGTAAGTTTTACGTTAAACCAGGACGACTATCAAGATTAAACCATGCGGTTATTCAGGGAAGAAAGCTTTAAGGTTGTAGTGGATACGGAACTTAGGCTAATACCTGAGTTTAAAGCGTTGCTCAGTAGAGATCGCACCACAGATAAGAAGCAAGCTGTAAAAGAGTTTAGCTTCATTTACTTCTTCCACGACCATAAGTCGCCATATTTTATCTACCCGGAAGACGAGCGGCGCTTACGAGTATCTAATGATACCGGTTTGGGTAAAGACTACAAGCCCGATGAAAAAGTTACTGCTGCTATTGCGAAGTACTTGGAGCTGTCTAAGACTCCGACTATCCAGTCTCTTACATCTATACGTGAGGGTTTGCTTACTAGTAGTAGGCTCATTGACACTCTGCGTGAGCGTATTGAGTCTGCTCTTGCTGACCCTGATTTGGAAGACATTGAGCCTGTTGTTAGGTCCGTTACCAGAATGCTTGAGATTTCTGAGAAGCTCCCAAAGGCGATTGAAAACATCACGTCTTTGGAAGAGAAGGTGAAGAAAGAAGAGTCTAACGATACTAGAATTAAAGGTGGGGGTAAAAAAGGAATGTTTGAAGACTAATGTTAGTAAACACACGAGAGTTTAGCCGAAGCGGTAGGCATTTTTTAGAGCACGGTTTCTACTGCGGTGATCCTTCGGGTAGTGCAGCATACTTTGAGTATTGGGCAGAAGAGTTACGTCGTTGTAAGAACGGGCACACGGTAGGTGATACTACCATTACCGGACACCACTACTTCTACTTGAACTACGTACAGATAAAGCTGACTGACAAGGGAAACAAAAAAATTGTGAGCTTCCCTAATTTCTGGGATGGCGATTACGAATACTTCTGGTTGCAAGACATAGCCCGTAACGGAATCAAACCAGAGGATTACAAAAAACTGAACCTGTCGACTTTCGTAGACCAGGCCCATATGGATGGGAGCCGTCATATGATTGTAGGTAAGGCACGTCGTAAGGGATTCTCTTATAAGAATGCTGCACTTGTGACCAACACGTTCAACACAGAACGTAATAGCTATACCCTTCTTTGCGCGTTTGACAAGAAGTATCTATACCCTAAAGGTATCATGGCAATGGTTACCGACAACATGAACTTCATTAACGAGCACACCGGTTGGGCAAAACGTCGGCAGGTAGTAGACAAGCAAAACCACCGTCGTGCTAGTTACATGGAATACATGTCTGGGCAGCAGGTAGAGAAAGGCTACAAGTCTGAGGTTGAGGCGATTACGTTTAAAGACAACCCGGATGCAGCTCGTGGTAAAGATGCAAGCATTGTCATCTTTGAGGAGTGCGGGGCCTTTGACAATCTCAAAGCATCTTACTTAGCTACTAAGCCTACCGTAGAGGACGGGGGCATTACTACGGGACAGATGATTCTGTTTGGTACGGGTGGTGATATGGCTGGAGGCACGATTGACTTCGAGTCTATGTTCTATAACCCAGAGGCGTACAACCTTTTACCCATTTCTAACATCTGGGACGAAGGGGCAGACCATACCAACTGCGGTTACTTCTTCCCTTCGTTTATCAATAAGATTGGGCACATGGATGCTAGCGGCAATAGCGATGTTGCTGGAGCTAAACAGTCTGAGGAGGCAAAGCGGGAGCAGATCAAACGAGACGCTAAAGATGCAGGTGTACTAGATAAGCATATTACCGAGTATCCATTTACACCAAAGGAGGCTTTCTTACAGCACTCTAGCAATATCTTTCCTACCGCTACTTTAATGGACTGGCGCAACGAGCTTATGCGTAGCGGTATGTTCAAGTCTTTAGCTGTAGCAGGACATTTAGTGCAAACTAAAGATGGCGTTAAGCTTAAACCAGACGATCGCTTACGACCTGTACTGAAATTTCCTACACAACGCGGCGACGATACAACAGGGTGCGTTGTTATGTACCAGTCGCCTTACCAAGAAAATGGAGAGGTACCTCAGGACTTATACATTATTGCGCATGACCCGTATGCGCAAGACGGTAGAGGACAATCTTTAGGTGCTGCTTATGTGCTAAAGCGTGTTAATCCGTTTAGCCAACCCGACGATATGATCGTTGCTAGTTATATAGGAAGACCTGATACGCAGGATGAATACAACAATACCCTATTTTTGCTGTCAAAGTATTACAACGCTCGTATAGGATTTGAGAATGACCGAGGAGAAATTATTCCTTTCGCCAAACGTCATAAGTTAATGCAGCAGCTTTTACCAGAGGTAGAAATCTTTGATAAAACAGATAACGTTCGTATACGCAAGCTAGGCCGTAGTTACGGCATGAGCATGGGTAGTAAGGAACGTAAAGGGCAGGCAGAAATATACTTAAGGGACTGGCTGAAAACTCCTAGAGGGCGAAGCGAGTCAGGAGAAATCAAGCTGAATCTACATCAAATATACGATATTGCACTAATAGATGAGCTTGTAAAATATAATCGCCGGGGCAACTTTGACCGGGTGTCAGCACTAATGGTAGGCATGTTCCACTTAAAGGATTTGCATTCTAGAGAAGTCAAGGTAATAGAGCAGACATCTAATAACACATTCTTCGACCGAGCCTTCTTCTCATAAAATATTATCTGATGACCCAGATCCCTAAACAAAAAATTGCCAGATCACGCAAGTCTAAAGACTGGGCTAGAGAGTGCATCCGCGCTTTTATTAACCGCAGCAGCTTTAGTACTAGCACAAAGCATACGGTACAAACGTACTATGAAGCGTATAACGGTAATCTCAGAGAGGCGGACTACAATTATGTAACTAACCCTTACAACAGTGAAGCATGGTCTAAGAAGAACTTTCCCGCGCGTCTACGTAATTACAACATCTTAAAGCCGGTAGTCGATTTGCTTTTAGGGGAAAAGGCAAAGCGGCCTTTAGCTTATCAAGTAGTAGTGCGTAATGCAGATATTTCTAGTAGGTACGACAAGTTTCGCAAGAAGCAAATTGAAGAGTACATGCAGCAGCTTATTATTAATGAAGCTAATGCGCAGGGGATTGAAACGGGTATGCCTAGTGAAGAGTTGCCTGTTCCTCAAGAACACATGGAGCAAGTCCTCGAAAGCTACCGGGACAGTCGGGCTATTATCGGGCAGGAGGTTTTAAACTACTTGTTTGATTGGCTAACAATGGAGGACTTAATGCAAAAGCTCTTCTTTGACTGGTTGGTGGCTGGCGAGTGCTATACTTACAAGGATGTCTGCATGAACGATGTAGAGTACTCTGTTGTTTCCCCATTAGACATTGACTTTGAGAAAGGCCCGGACGTAGATTACATTGAAGACTCTGACTGGGTTGTACGCCGTCAAATTATGAGTGTTAACCAAGTGGTTGACCGATTTTACGATGTGCTTACGCCTAAGCAGATTGACCAAATAGAGCAACCTCACGGTAAGTACCGTAGTAATGAGGGCGGTGCTCGTTCTATGTTTACCAGTAAACCAGAAGAAGACGAGTCAGATCGTATGGTTGAGGTGCTGCATGTATGTTGGAAGTCTTTTTCTAGAGTAGGGATTTTAAACTACATCGACGAACTAGGACAACCACAGGAAATGGTAGTGGACGAGTCATATAAGAAAGAGGACGCAGACGATATTACTTATTACTGGGTTAACGAGGTTTGGGAAGGCTACCAAATTGATAAAGACATTTATGTTTCTGTACAACCTCATGTCGTGCAGAGAAATGAAATGAATAACATTTCAGTCTGTAAAATGCCTTACAACGGGCGCATTTACAGCAACCGGCACAGTGATAACATAAGCATTATCAGCATGGGCCTTCCTTATCAAGTGCTTTACAATGTTTTCCATTATCGCTTAGAATTGTCTATTGCAAAAAACAAAGACAAGATTATGCTTATGGAAATGAATACTATTCCAAAGCGCCATGGCTGGGACGAAGAAAAGTTTATGTATTACGCAGATGCTATGGGGTATGCTTTTATTGACTCTACTGCAGAAGGCAAGAACAACGAGCGTGTAACATTTAACCAATACCAGGTATTGGACATGTCTTTGGGCCAGTATATCGCTGCACAATTTCAGCTCTTGCAAGCTATTAAGTCGGAGTGGGAAGAAATGATTGGCATTTCTCGGCAGCGCAAAGGTCAAATTAAAACTTCTGACGGTGTTGGTACGACAGAGCGCGCGGTATTCCAGTCGTCAGTAATTTCAGAAGAGCTGTTTCGACGCTTTGAAGCCTTTATTGAAAAGGAGTACCAAGGCTTGCTTGATACTTCTAAAATTGCGTGGAGAGAAGGCAAGAAGATGACGTATGTTACAAGTGATCTGCGTACGGCTATGATAAACATAGACCCTCAAGAGTTCCAGGAGTCTGAGTACGGAGTGTTTGTCAAGAACACAAGCCGCGAACAGGACAAGTTGAACCAAATGCGGAACATGGCATTGTCATTTGCTCAAAATGGAAGCGAACCTTCTACTATTGCGGAAATTCTTGATAGCAACAACTTTTCTAAGATTAAAGGTTACTTGCAAGAGGTTGAAGAGAAGCAAAAAGCGCTTCAAGAGCAGCAGAATCAAATGCAGCAGCAGGTAGCTCAGCAACAATCTGCCGCACAAAAAGCTCTGCAGGACGAGAAGCAGGCTTTCGAAGCACAGCAGAATGAGCTAGATCGCACCAACAAAATGGATCTTAAAAAGTTAGAAGTAGCTTCTAAGCTTACTTCAGATGCGGATGGTAATGGGCGGAGAGACGATATTGACCGTGCAAGACTGGATGTGGAGCGTCAAAAGGTAGAGGCCCAGAAGCAAAAAGGTTGATATTAATAAAATAAACGGAAACTATACAAAATCCGTCAGATAAAACGGTATAACTTATATTTTTACAGCAATGAATAAGGATGAATCACTGGACTTAAGTCAAGTTAGCGTAGCCAACTTGCTTAACAACAATGCTCCAAGCGATATCCCTGCTCCTGAAGAACCGGTAGCAGAAGAAAGCGCAGAAGAACAAGTAGAAGAAGTAGTAGAAGAGTCTGAGCCAGTAGTGGCAGAGGCTCAAGAAGCTGAAACGCCAGAAGCGGAAGTTGAAGAGCCTGTTGCAGAGGCAGTAGACGAAACACCTGAAGCCTCTGAGCCAGGGGTAATCGATACTCTTCGGCAAAAGTTAGGCTATGAAGTTGAGGGCGCATTTGAGGATGACTACGACGGTGTAGTCAGCTTTACGCAGTCTGTTGCAGGAGAAATTGCTAAAGAGCAACTGGATACGGTTTTCAGCCAATTTCCAGATGTAGAGCAATACTTACAGTTTCGCTACAACGGTGGCGACCCAAAAAAGTACTTCGCAGCGACAAGCCCAGAAGTAGACTTTAGTTCTATTGAGCTATCAGAAGATAATATCTCTATGCAACGAATGGTTGTAGAAGAGCATATGGTAAAGCAAGGTTATACTCAAGATGAGATTGTAGAAACCGTGCAAGAGTATATTGATGCAGGCATTTTGCAGCGTCAAGCAAATAGGAGCCTAGGAAAATTAAAAGTCTTGCAAGATCAAGAGTCTGTGCAAGTAGTCGAAAGGCAAAAAGCAGAAGCAGCTCAACGTCAAGAGCAGTTGACTCAGCAGTGGACAAGCATTAAGTCTACTATTGATAATGGCAAATTGAAGACATTTGAAATCCCGAGTTCGGATAAAAAGAAGTTTTACTCTTGGATGAGTGATGCAATCGACAACCAAGGCCGTACACAACGTCTGGTTGATAGAGAAGCGATGGATTTAGAAACGCAATTAGCGATTGAATATCTAGCTTGGAAAAAGCTTGACTTAAGCCGTCTAGTAACGGCTACACAGAATACGAAGAAAGCTCAGAATTTAAAGCAAAAATTACAGCAAACGCAGACTGCTAGTCGGCGTATGAAGGGCGGGGCTAACTCTGCTCAAAAGGCACCAAAGAAATTACCTTCATTGAAAGATCTTTTGTAACCCTTAATAATTAGTTTAAATCATGTCTGCTGACAACATTAAAAAGCTTCGTTTATACGAAGACACGTTCAACAGTTCCTCGATGACTGATGAGAATAGCCTTGCTGCTGCTCTCCTCACTCAACCCGACGTGCTGTCCCCTGTAATTACTCATCTCTCCGGCCAGGAAGACAAGCGATTCCCGCTTTCTTACTTGACTGAGGGCATGGGTGCAACTAAGTACATCAACGATATTGAGTACGATTACCCAGTGATGGGCCGTATGAACAAAGCGTTGGAATGCTTGGATCAAACTGGTACTGGTGCTAACCACACGCGTATTAAGTTAGTGTTTAACGAGCGATGGTTCGTTCGCCAATACATCCTTGAAGCTCCAGATGGAACTCAAGTACGTGTAATGGACGATCCTACTCCTGTAGCTAATGGCTATGAGTATAGCGTTCAACTCGTTGCATCTGATGGTGCTGGTGTAGACGCAGCTGCTTTTGAAAACAAGATGTTTGTTCAATTGTACGCTCCGGCTGCAATGAGCGGATCTCGTGGAAACGAAAGCCACTGGGTTGCTCCATCTAAAATGCGTAATCAAATCAGCTTGATTCGTAAGTCTTACGCATACGAAGGCAACATGCCTGACCGTGTAGTGAACTTCGAATTCAATGTTGGTGGACGCTCTACTAACCTTTGGTATGACTTTGAGGAGTACCAGCACATGTTGCGTTGGAAGGAAGAGACTGAATATGCATTGTGGTATAGCCAGTACAACCGTGACGCTAACGGACTCATCCACATGAAGGATGATAACGGTAAGCCGATCTCTCTTGGTTCTGGTGTATTCGAGCAGATTCCTAACGTGGATACCTACTCTGAGTTGACTACTGCTAAGATTAAGTCTGTTGTACGGGATGCTTTGTATGGAGCAACTGATGCACAGCAGATGAACATCGTATTGTTCACTGGTATTGGTGGAATGGAAGAGTTTGATAATGCTATGAAGTCTGAGATTACTGCAGGCTCTTACATTAAGAACACTGACCCAGCTAGCTTTATCAGCGGTTCTGGTAGCAACTTGCAGTTGGGTGGATACTTCACTTCATACCAGCACATCGATGGGCATACAATCACTGTTCGCCACTTGCCTCTGTTTGACCACGGAGCACGTGCTATGAATAGCGATCGTCACCCAGTGACTGGTCTTCCTTTGGAATCTTACCGCATGTGTTTCCTCGATATGAGCACATATGATGGTGAGGCTAATGTTCAGTACATTTCTCGTAAGGGACGTGAGTTGATGCGTTGGGCTGTTGCAGGTGCTTCTGTACCTCCAGGGTTCGGCGGAAACGCTCTCCGTGCTACTGACGTTGACGGTTCTTCTGTACACTTCATGAAGGAGTGTGGCATTGCGATCCGTCGTGCTACGAATTGCTTGCTCTTGGACTGCACCAAGTCGTAAGTGGTATTTTGGTTAGGATTGGGGGAGGTGTGTTGCCTCCCCCTTTTCTTTTTTAATTAGAAACTCAATAGATAAAATAGATATGTCTTCACACCTCATCACAATTAACCGTCGAGCTAACTCGACAAATCTGCCCAATGAAATTTATACCGAGTCCAAGCGTAAGATTGGCTCAGTATTTACCAGCGGCGGAGATATTATTAGAGGATTGACTTTTGCTGAGCAGAAGCAATACCTCCCTGAAATTTTAGGCCTTAGTCCGGCAGATCCAGAATTTAGCCGTAAGTGCCGAGAGTACTACCTGAATCTTACGGTAGATATTCCTATGGCGGGACTAGACCTTGAAGTAGGACTTGACGAAGAGGGCCACCCTCTTAATGTTCTAGACTTTATTAAATACAAGTTTGCTCTTGCTCACCCTTTTGTCGTGTCTGACGAAGAACAGGTAAACGGCAGCAAGCGTATTCAGTATTTTATTAGCGATGGTCGCAAGGAGTTAGAAGAAGCCAGCGCAAACTTAGTTATCCGCAAAGACGCGTATAAGGAGTTTATCAAGCTTACTGATAACGAAGACCGAATGAATATGGTTCTTCATGTGTACTCTTACAATCCTGGTAAAATGACCAAGGATGAGAAAGAATTGCAATTAGAAGAACTTCAAGAAGATAATCCTCTTTATTTTCTCGATATTTGCAAAGACAAGAATTTGGCACTTACAGCCCTCATCAACGAGGCTCTTAGTGCAGAGGCCCTTCGTAAAGTAGGCAACAGTATTCTAGACGGTGATGTCACCTTAGGAGATTCTATGGAAGCTGCTGTTATCTTCCTGAAGGATAAGAAAAATTCAAACGTTTTGACGGCAATTAAAGCCAAGCTAAAGGCTTTCGCATGACATGACTGTTCAAGAGATGCACTATGCTGTGGACCAGGGGTTACAAAAAGTAGCCTCTTCGGTTTATGATTACTTCTTACCTGAAGAGGTTGACTTCTGGTTAAACCGGGCGCAGGAAAGATATATTAAGCAGCGTCTCTACAAACAGACTGATCCGAAGAAAGTAGGCTTTGAAGGCAACGTAAAGCGTATGGACGACTTACGTATGCTTATTACAGTAGACTATGAAGATGGGGTAGTACCAAGTGCTGGTACTCCTGAGAACCCCATAGACTTTGTAAACTTTGACTTGCCAATCGACTATATGTTCCTCGTCAATGCTCGCGTGCAATTTCACGTGAACCATTGCGGGGAACAAGTCGATAATGTAGATCCTTTGGTTACCAGAGATTTACGTATTGTAGAGCAGGATAAAGTTTATCAGCAGCTTCAGAATCCTTTTGGTAAAACAAAAGCAGAAGCACCTCTAGCAGTTGTCTTCGATGATAACGTTAGAGTCTTTCAAGAGAGAGAAAAGTTTATATTAAAAACACTGCGACTAGATTACTTGCGGGTACCTGTTGACATTACCCTCTCAACTAGCGTAGATTGCGAGCTAGCAGAGCACACGCACCACGAGATTGTAGATCTCACGGTGAAAAGCATCATCGAGGCCATAGAGTCGCCACGATACCAGACTACTTCTATCGAACAACAACAATCCGAGTAATGAATAATCTTATCTCTACGCTTGTAGTAGAAGCCCTTGATTCGGGTACTGCTCAAGGCGCTATCCATGCTACTTCAGTAGCGAACTCTGCTTCCACAGGAAAGCTTGCTATTCAAGTTGACGGTGCTTTTGCAGCTGGTGATGCTTCTGCAGCCGCTGCTAATGCTTTAATCAAGCTCAGTGCTGCTACTGTAATGTCTAACGGTACTACTTCAGTAGTTTCTTCTTCTGAGTTTAAGAAAGGGGACATTCTTTCTTCTAACTATTCTGCTGCTGTTGCTCCGGCTGATGCTACTTCTAGCATTGACTTTAGCGCAGTATCTGCTGCAAATAAGTTGGGAGGACAGATTTTTGTACGGTTCGAGCGTAAGGATGGTAAAGGAATTAATGACTCTGAAACCTTTTCTGGCGAAACTGTAGCTCAAGTGGTTGCAGCTTTTGTAGCTCGAAAGGGTAACCGAACTACCGAGTTCGACAACTTGACTCTTTCCGATGCAGGATCAAATGTCTTAAACATTGTTGTTGACGCACGAGATGCAGAGAGCGCTTTGCACATTAGTGCAAATGATGGTGCTGCAGTCACTCGCTCTTTCCCAGCAAATGATAAAGGTTCTTTGACTATTGCAAAAGGCTTAGAGAAGTCTGGTTTCATTTCTATGGGTGCATACAATCAGTATGGCTTTCCTATCGTAGTTCCAGAAAGCTCTACAGTAGCCGGTCAGGACTACGGAATCTACACTATCGAGCTTCGCAAGAAAGTAGGAGGTCGTTTTGTGTTTGAAACGATTAAAGTCTTGATTCAAGACGATGAGGCCAGCGTACAAAAGACTGTTACGTTTATTGAAAACGTTCTCGGGTTGTCTGCTGCTGATTTGACTGTACCTGTTGTTACTAGTACTGTTGTGTCAATGGTTACTGATGCTGGCGGTGCAACTGCTGCAGGAAGTACCTATAGCACAGCTGGTGAAACTGCAATCTTCGTTAAGGCTACCAATCTTGAAGTTGGTACAACTGCAGTTCTTACAATTAATAGTGATGATGACACCGATACCGGTCACGGAACTGTACAAGAGTTTGCGGTGGCTACGGCTGAAGAAGTCTTTGCAGTTACAATTGTAGATGCAGGAGACTTTGCTGCTACTTCTGAAATTAAAGCTACTCTTGTCTTGCGCGATGCTAATAACAATCTTAGCGCAGGTAAAATCCAGGCAACTGCCATTACTATCGCATCTTAATAATACCCTTAATTTTTCTTACCATGTCTCATACTAAACACGTATTTGTCGTCAATAATGCAAACGGCACTGGAATGCAAACTACCGAAGCCTCTCTTGGTGCTAATGACCTCGGAGTGTACGATAACGATGAATTCCAAACAAGTATCGCAGCTTTGGACGCTGGCGATACTTTCCAACTGGCTAACTCCCAGTACTCTTCTCCTCGGTTGAAGTTCAACGATATCGTTAAAGTCGTTGATATTGACGGTACTAATGGTACTGCTCAAGTCAACACTGTGACTGTTGCTTTGGATAGCGGCCGTGCAGAGATTAAGCTCATCGATGTAACTGACGGACGCGAAAAGTTCTCTATTGCTACTTTCGAAGCTTCTGGCACTGTTGTAAATGATGTAGCTACTGCTTTGCGGGCTGCAATCAATGGTTCTACTCGGGATGTCTTTAAAGACGTAGAAGCTACTGGTTCAACTAACTCTGTAGTTATTACTGCTCCAAAGAATGTAGTATTGCGTGTGGCATGTAATGATGCTAGCTCTACTGCTCAGACAACTGCTCCAGTTCTTTCTGTTGGTACTGTAGCTGACGTAAACGCTGAGTTCGAAGATGCTCTTCCATTCCAGGGAGTGACTAACATCGCAGGACCAAACGTTGTCAAGCCTGCAAGCAATGCTGCTGGTCAATACGATCGTTTGAGCATCTATGTTGAAGCTGAAGTTGGCGCACGTTCTGATATGCACGAAATTGCAGTCTACTTTAAGTCAGACAACAATGAAATCGCAGACAACTTGGCGACAGTCTTTGGATTCTCTACTGCTACTACTCAATCGTAATAGTTAAACTATGGCTACAGGATATTGGAGACTAAAAGCAGTGTCTGGCAACTTCGAGTTGTTTGATCACTTGCCTAATGCTACTACACGTACAAGTTTGGTAGTAAAGGTTACCATTCCTGGTGCCACGGCGGAAGAAACTTTAGACGCTGCTATTATCGGCAGTTCTGGAGACTACGCCTTAGATAACCCTTGGTCCAACCCTTTGAAAATCGAACCGGCAGATGTTACGGCAGAAACCGGTTCGACTTTCAGGGATGGAATCTATAGGTTTGATATTTCCTTTGTTATTGGGAGTGTTACGTATGCGTTTGATGAGCGCATCTTGTATATTCCTATTATTGATGCCGCTATCAGTACTAAGCTTGATACGTACCTCGCAGGGGTATGCGATAAGTGTGCTAATGGAGGTTTGTTAGATACTCTGCAAGAACTTGTTTCGCTACGGCAAGGTGCTCAGCTAGATTTAAATGCTGGACGCAATACTGCTGCCGCGAAAAAGGTTACCTTAATGTCCAATATCTCTACAGGGGCATCATGCAACTGTATTTGCGGTTGCTAATATGATTTTACTTGCCACGGATTATAGTTCTACAGCAGAATTGACTGCAGCTATTGATACCTATTTGTCTAATGCAGCTGACATTTATGTAACAAAAGCTACGTACGATATTAGTCGTGGTTGTGATCAAACGGATTTCTTTATCAATGTCTTGCATCACCAGGTAAAAAATGGTTACCAAGACAGGGTTCAATTCTCAGGATTTGAAGACTATACGCCTCCGCCTCCGACGCACTCGGTTACATATCTAAACGGCTTTAACACAGCTTACGGAGTCCAGCCCTCTTCTTATACAGAAGGTGCTGAAATTACAATTAGCGTAATTAGCGGGAACAGTAATGTCCAGATACTCAATACGGATATTACCTTAAATTTTGGCGCTCAGTCCCTTACTGCAACAGCTAACGCTCAAGGGACGGCTACGTTTACTTTTACTCCTACAACTTCAGGCTCCGTTACGGTTACCTTCTGCTTTGGCAGAGGCGGCGTCGAATGCGATTGCTTTAGGTTACCATGGCGAGGTTATAGACACTTCTGTTTACTCTTTAGAAGCGTCTGCTTCTTATGGCCTATCGCGGGTTGTTAATAGTAATCTTGCAGTAGGTGACGAGAGTGGAGATGGGGTGGTGACAGTTAGCGATTTAACTCAAGCAATAAGCATAGGGGCGATTTCTCGTAAAGTGTTTACTAAGCATGCCACAGTTGAACTCGGCAGCTTGTTTTACAACCCCGGAGTAGGCGGCACTTTAAGCTACACTATTTCTCCTGTGGGTACATCCTATACTTATAGTAGTGCTAATTATGTAGGGGCTAGCAAAAGCATTAATGACTTACGTTATAGCTACATGATTGTAGACAGTGACGGCGATCCTAATGCGGCAGGGGATGCAGCTGTTACTCATGCGCCAAACACTCTATCCTCAGACGGATCGTTTACAGGCGCTATTCCTATTTCTACAGATTTTAATAATCCTTTGCTGGTAGTATTTGCACTACGCAATGCTTACAACAATGTTGTTTTATCAAGCCAATCTACGGCAGGGTTAACCGCATCCATTACTTCCGGTAGTAGTTTTGAGCCAGGAGATACTATTACAGTCACTTTTGCAGACGATACGAATGCGCTTGCGGAAGTCGATGGTAGCTTTGTATATGTGCAAGCGTTTGACAACTCGAATACTATTGGCAGCGCTTTAATGAGCGCTCAAGGTCTAGTTGGAGTAGGTAATACAGCAAGCGTTACTTTATCAGTTCCGGATAGCCTTGACCAGGATGTGTTCTTAAAAACAGGATATGCATTCTATGATGTAACCAATGCTATTACTGTAGAGTACTTATCTGACAGCCTGGTAGAAGTCCCAACAGTTATGACTGTTACAACTGATGTAGCGCACTATACTACCCAGCTCCAAGTAATTACTATTACTGTGGCTATGGTAAATAGTGCAACTCGTACTGACTATGAACTAAGCATTTCCGCTGTTGAAGGTAGCCTAGTTCAGGCTCTAGTAACAGCAGATAGTACTGATACTTCCACTTACACTTTTGTGTGTACTGAGGGTAACTTAATTGCTACAGATTCAATTGTTCTAAAAGTCTCGGTTAGCGAGGCAGATTAAATAAAGTAAAATGGATATTCTTGCATTAGTTAAACAGTATTGCAAGAATCACCGAAATGAGACACACGCACGTATCGCTTCGCTGATTCTTGAAGAGAATCCGAAAGTTGAATACAGTCATAGGCACATTCGCCGTTTGGTTTCAGAGGAACGAAAGCCAAAAGCTTCGGTATCTCAAGATATTACCCCAGAACAAGCTTGTTACACTTATAAGGGGGAGGAGCCTATCCATTCCTTAGAAGAGGCTTTGAAATACTTTCAAGTAGATCTTTCTAAATGGGAGGTTTCTCGCTATACCTGCAATAGCTGGGAAGCTCAGACCAAGCAAGGCCCGGTTACTATGCATCAGGTAAAGATGCATTTAGATAAGAAGAAAGAGGAGATTGATTTAACAGAAGTCATTGACGACTTACGTGAAACCCTTGATGGATTTCAAATCAATCGAGGACCGGGGAGCAACACTGCTGTTTTAGCCCTCTCAGACTTCCATATAGGCGCTAAAGTGGAGGCTATGGGCAATACCCCTGTATTTGATGTAAAGACGGTCATAAGCCGCTTACAAGAAGTCGCTACTCAAGTAAACCAAAAACAGTATGAAGACGTTTATGTCTGTTTGCTAGGAGACTTCATTGAATCATTTACTGGGTTGAATCATCAATCGACCTGGCACGAGTTAGAGGAGAAAGGGCCACGGCACCAACGTAATTATTCTAGCCTACAACATTATCCGCAGATTCCTAACTAGCCTTGATAATGTAGCAGGGGTCTATATTGTTAGTGGTAACCATGATAGGGTTACAATGAAGATGGAAGGAGACCCTTATGGTTCAGTAGCAGGACTGCTTGCTTTTATGCTGCAGGAAAACACCCCGTTGGATATAAGGCACAATGCCGTACTTTTGGGAGTAGAGATAGATAGTATCTATTACATCCTTACACACAACCATCTGGGTGTTTCTAAGGGTGATTTAGGGAAGGCTTTTTGGGAGCATGGGCAGCAAGGCGTATACAACGTTATGCTAGGCGGTCACTGGCACTCACGGAAAGGAAAGCGGGTCTATACCACTATAGACGAGAAACAAGTTGATCAAGCAAACTACCGGCAGCTAGCAGTTGCTCCTTTGTTTACGGGTAATTTTTACTCAGAAAGCAACGGGTGGAATAGCTCTGCGGGTTATACTGTAATTGTAAATAACGGACAGGGGAAACCCAATGTCTTTGAATATGTACTATCGTAATGGCTGCAGGCAGATACAACTTTATCGTGGAGCAAGGCACTCAGCATGAGGTGACCTTTCGTTACAAAAACACTGCCGGAGCAGGGATTGCTCTTACTGGGTATAGGGCACGTATGTCTGTTAAAGATCACATTACAGATACCGACTTTGTCTACCGCGCTACTAGCAACACAACTGCGGATGATGAAACTGGGTTTTTACAACACTTCGCTATAGGCGGGGTGCAAGGAAGTCCAGAATCAGCAGGGTTTTTTACTCTGACTATTCCTACTGGAATTACTAATGCTTTTTCATTTGGGCAAGGAGTATACGATTTAGAGCTTGTAGATACTAATGGAGTCGTTACTCGGCTTTTAGAAGGCAAGTTTAAGGTTAAGCCTCAAGTTTCTACCTGATGCCTAATACTGTTGAAATATATACTCAAGGCACAACTACTGTTGAAGTAACATCATCGCCATTATCAGTAAACATTACTGAGACAGCTCACACTGTAGAGGTGGCAGCTTTAACACGTGCTGTAGGTAACGCTACTCTTACAGGAGCAATTGATGTAACGAATACTATCGGCGATGCTTTAGCTGGGGGTACGTACGCAGCTGGCACGACTTTAGAAGCAGTAGTAAGAGACCTTATTTCACCTTTCTTGGAACCGGCTTTTGCAAGCTTCAGTTGGGCAGCTACAGGAACACACCAAGCAAATGGAGAGCAGCTTCTAGTCGAGTGCGGTTTAGCTGCATCGGTTACAGGAGTGACTCTTACATTGACTAATCCAGAGAATCTAAAAAACGGTTCTAGTATAAGTGTGACAAATACTAGCACAGTACCAACTGCAATTTTAGGTTCAAGCACGAATATAAATCCTGCGAGTCTTTCCAATCCTTTGACAGTTTCTACTTCTTACGTAGTACCGATTCAAACTACTCCTGTTGCAAGTACGGTAAGTGCCGCAGCGACGTATCTTGGAAATGATGGTTCTGGCTCAGATGTCTCGATTACAAGAAGCACAACTATTGCAGCTCGCAATAGATTGTACGTTATTACCTCTACGGCTACTAACGTGTCAAGTATTTCTTCTCTTTTATCTGGGGCACAGGCTACAGTTCTTTCTACTTTAATTGTAGACCCATCAACTGCAAAACAAAATTTATCAGTAGATTGCACTGCTTCTACTGCAAATTCTAGTAACTTTACATACATTATTATTGCAGGCGCCGGAACTCTTGGCGAGGTAGCGGCAGAAGTAAATGGAAGGGGTGTAGCAGACTACACCGATAGCTGGGTAGCAGACAACAACAGTGGTAGTGGTTTTACCCACACTGTTGGTACAGCAAGTCCCTCATACAAAGTTTATAGAAGCATTCAACCCGGGGCATTCGACTCGGACATTACTTTGAACATCGAAATCTTACATTGATATGGCAATCAAATTTGGTGACATACTGCAAAATCAGAACTCTGCATACCCAATTGTAGATGGTTCTAATAATGACATCAAAGGTGTCATTTTTTCTACTGGTCTTCCTGGAGCAGGAGACTTTCCTAACAAGCGTGCGTTAGGAACTATTCTAGTAGATACAGCTGCGGACAAGATGTACTTCTACAAAGGAGCTGATCTTGCGAACGACACTTGGAGCGATACAGATAATTGGTCAGAGATGGCGCAAGGATCTGGTGAAACAATCCAGACAGAAGATATTCCAATCTCAATTCCAACCGGAACGAGTTTTGGACGCTTTACTTCGGCTGATGGTAGTATCGATGTAGGTAGCGGCAGTACGGCAATGCAAATTATCATTAAAGCATTGACGGCATTCCAAGCTCCAGAAGCTGCATTTACAGGCGGTGATTTGAATGTAGGCTATGATACTACTACACAAACTGTTTCTAAGACAGTAACATTTACGGTCAAGAATAATAACCAGTCAGTTGTTGCAGGTAATACTACTGGTTCTGCTTTTGCTATTAGAGAAGTAAAACTATTTAGGAAGCTTGGTAATGGAGATTATACCGAAGTAGCAAATGCCACTCCTTCTGTGAATGACTTTTCTACAAATAATTTCGCCGCTTTAAATAATGCGGGAACTCCTACAAATCAAAGCTTTTCATTTACAGAGAACGTATCGGTACTAAGTGGTAGTGCCGACTTTACGTATAAAGTAGAAGTCACTCCAAATGATTCTGCGGGTAGTGCAACAACGGTTTTTAACGTGGAAGGGGGCAACACTGATAGCGGACGCATCGACTGTGCAACGTATTCTGCCCCAGGTATTAGTAGCGTTACTACTGGACGAGCGAATACTTCCAGCCATTTTGTAGGAACTTCGGAAAGTAATAACAAACGTGAAAAGGGCAACATTGGAACAAAGCTTTCTTTTACTATAACTCAGAATACTTCTTTAGTACCTATTACTCAGTTTGCTCTAAAACGTTCGATTAATGGCGGTGCAGCTACGACTATTCTTACTGTAGGTAGTTTGAGCTTAACAGCGAATTCGAATAGACTTGTTTTTGACTCAGTAGCAACGACTGCTAATAACGTAACCGGCACAGACACTGGAGCAACAGGTTATACAAATGTGTCTAGCACTTATCCGACAGGTAATATTGACGCTAATACAATACAATACAGTATTGTAATTACTGATGAGGAGGGAACCGGTAGCTCGATTGATGTAGGTAGCGTTATTAATCTTGAGTTTCCTGCGTTGGTTGGATATGATACTCAGGGTGGAACAGGCAATGACCCTACTACACTAACTGATGGGCAAATGAGTACCGCTATTAATGCGATCCGTTCAGGTGCGCTTGCTAATCGTCGTCAGTATGAGATTATTAATACCTCAGGTACGGGTGACCCAGATTTTGGATCCACCGGCATTTCTCTTACACCTAGTGGTACTCAGTTTACTTACATCGCTTTTCCTGCTACGTATAATGAGATTGACACGTTCCAAAAGCCTAGTACTCCTGATGAATATGGGTCATTTGGTTCTGACCCTCGGTCGGTAACTGTAGACTTTACTACGCACTATGGAATTCCGAATTCTAACTACGAAGTCTACGTTTCTAACAGTGCAGGGGCCTTTAACGGCACATACACCATTAACTAATACTTGAGCTATGCCAATTGGATTTTCAGACCTACTAAAAACAACCGCACAGTTAGATAATAATCTAACAAAAGGTATTGTTAATACAGACGAAACGTACGGCGGTATCCGTAGTAAAATTGATGACTGGACGGATTTACACCTTAGCACTTTCAATAGTGGAGCAGGTTATACCTACCAAGATGATGGCACAGCGGCAGCCCCTGGGCACTTCAAGGCTTACTCCACGATGTTTTACGTGGCAGATGGGCGAAGCTTAGTCGAGGACTCTACTGCAACCGCGGACTTTATTAGACTAGACGCTTCGGGGAACTACGTAGGAAGTGGGGGCACTAAGTATGTGGTAGACTCGGGAGCTGCTTCACCTGGTTATTATGTGCTTAAAGATGCTGCTCAGGTTGGAGGTACAGGGACTGGTACAAATAAACTACCTAAGTTTAGTATTACCGGCGCTCAAGGAAGTGATACTTCTACAGCTCTTCCGGCTGGTTATGAAAGCTTTACTGCTGCCAATAACTCGTCGCCTGCTATAACGGTAACAGATACTAATGCTGACACCACTTTCAATTTATTATTTTCTACAGCAGGCGCAGATCAATCGCTTTTTGTAGATGCCACTACGGGTACCTTGCAGTACAATCCAAATAGCGGTACTCTTACTCTTGGAACTTCAGTTCAGTCCGTGTCACTTAGTACAGGAACTTTTGGTGCTACTGGGGATATAGTTTCAGACCTTATCCCAGGCAATGCAGCGGGTGAGTACACAGAAAGAGATCTTGGTTCTTCTACTCTTCCTTGGCACGAGCTATATGTTAAAGATGCTATCTACTTTGAGGGTACTGCAGATGCATATGAAACACAGATTGTAGCTACAGACCCAACTGCAGATAACGTTATTACACTACCCAATGCTACAGGTACTCTCGCTTTTGAGAATGCAGATACGTCTGGTAACGCTGCTACTGCGACAGCCTTGGCAGCTGCTGTAGAAATTGGTGGAGTATCATTTGATGGTTCTCAGGATATTGACTTACCAGGTGTAAACACAGCGGGTGACCAGAACACTTCAGGTACTGCAGCAAAAGCTACAGCTATTGCAGGAGGAGCTTTAGGCAGTGTACCTTATCAGAGTGGTGCAGATACTACTGCATTCCTTACCGGTAATACAGCTGCTACTAACCTGTTTATGCGGTCAGTGGGAACAGGCGCTGCAGCACAAGCTCCAACTTTTGCAGCAGTAACTGCAGCAGACGTAGGACTGGGGAATGTTACCAATGCAAGTCAAGCAACAATAGTAGCAGCAGCTGCTACTGCTGGCGATCTTGCGTATGTAAAGCTCGACGGTAGTTCAACTATTGGAGGTGCTGCTCCTTTGACATTTGAAGGAGCTTCTGCCGATGGGTTTGAAACTACATTGGCTGTTACTGATCCTACACAGGATAACACTATTACACTACCAGATGCTACGGGTACAGTTGCGTTGAGTTCTAATCACTTAGGCTTCTTTGCAAGTACAACATCTGCACAACTTGCAAATGTACTTTCAGATGAGACAGGTACCGGCAATGTGGTGTTTTCAGCTGGCCCTACTTTAACAGGTACAATCACTGCGGCAGCTGCAAACTTCTCTGGGGCTGTTTCTATTACCGGTAACCTAACAGTTGCAGGTGACTTTATTTCTCAAGAAGCCACTATTGTTACATTCCGAGATAAATTCCTTGATTTAAATGTATCAGGAGATCTGAATGACGATTACACAAGTGACTCTGGATTCCACTTTGGACGGAGTACTTCAGGAGTTGCAGACCAACTAGATGAGAAGGCTGCATTTACTTATGATGCCACAAATGACTTGTTTAAGTTTACGCGGCATACGGATAGTGCTACAGGTGATGTAGGTAGTGCAGATAACGTTAAAGCTCTTAAGTTTGGTGTTACTACATCAAGCTTAGGTGCAGAAGCAAACGCAACAAACGACGTTGCAGACTTGTATGCTACTGCGAATACTGCTCGTTCTAACAATACGAATGTTCGTTCTGTTGGTGCAGTATCTAAGTGTTCTATCGATATTACTACCGACTCAAGTGATGACGGCTCTAACTTTGCTCCTGTAGCTGCAGCGGCAAATGGGTATCCTATTCAACACGACTTAAGTAGTTCTAGTGTTTTTGTATTTGCTCTTAAGACACACCAAGCAGGTGCTGATGGTGCAGGAGGTGCTGCAACTTTGATTGCAGAGCCGCAACCAATATTCTGCAAGTTCAAAGTAATAAGTGCTGACATTGTTGAGGTCAGTGTAGGTATTACCCTAGAGAATGAGAAGTACGATATTATCGTAATTGGATAAAGCATATATTTGTACCAGTACCAAAAACTTATAGCATGTTACTAAAAGACTGTATTAACGTCTACCAGGCGTTCCAAAAACTTAGCGACAACACCCTTCCACTGAAGACTAGTTGGATGTTAGCGCAAAACATTAACAAGCTCCAGCCGCTTGTAGAGTCGTTCGAGGATTCTCGGCAAAAGTACGTTGCATCGTTGCGTGAGAAAGCCACGACAGATGCAGATGGACAACCAGAAGTCAGTGACGACCTGGCAAATGAGTTTCGCGAAAATGTCGAAGCTCTATTGAATGAGGATCAAAAGGTCCGGCTCAAAAAGGTCACGCTCATTGACGATGGTGAATTGTCGATTGAGCCGAATGTCCTGCTTGCTGCCATGGACTATTTAATCCTCAAGGAAGATGGCAATAAAGCTAGCTGATGTAATTGAACGTTCACACGTTTCTTTTCCCGTAGTAGAAGCTCATGATAAAACTATTGTGGGCTTCTATAATGGGGCATCGGGTAATGCCCAGCAATCTTTAAAGCTATACTATAATAGCTCGGTAAAGACAAAGCTTACTTCTGACGGTACTTCGAATAATTCTGTTAAGCTTACGAGCTTACCTTACGGTGCGGATGGTGGGGCAAATACTGCCGGTCCAACGGATGTCCGAGTAGTACCTACTGAAAGAGGGGGCCTTCTCACTATGATTGATGAGAAGCTCCTTACAGACGCTCAGGGCCAGTCTACCAACTATGCAGCAGCTTACTTAGTTAATATCGCTAACCAAGGGAGTAATAACGATACGTCACGCGATTCTCTAGGGAGATTATCTGAGCTAGTTCAGCAATTTAATAGGTACCCATCGATTACTGGTACGCTTGCAGCTGCCCAAGATGACGCAAGTAACTTTTACTTTGCAGGATACCACGATACCGATAAGGCGCATAAGAAAATTACGCTCACTGAATTGGCTGGGGGTCTTGCAGGTATTATAGGGCAACAGCTTGTGGCTGAGGGTGTGATTACAATAGACCAAGCTGGTGGTTCTGGACTGGTCGGAGATATAAATGGGGACGGTGTAGTAAGCACTGCAGACTTTCTTCTACTTAACACCTATTTAGATAATGGCGTAACTGGATTTACTGCTCTTCATACAATTATGTCTGAGCCTGATGAGGAAAGCGCTTTAATTACTCCCGTTGCAATTGGCACAAATACAGCGCCTTTTACTTTATCCTCTGACTTTTCAGATTGGAATGTCCCTAGTAGTTTTACTGTTTCTGGGGAGGCTTACGGATTTACCGGAATCGATGTACCCACTGGTACTAGCGCGAACTTTATCGAGTTTACTGGGCTAGATATTTCTTCTCAGTTTATGACTAATTACTATAGTCAGTACCGAGTTAAGGTCTACGTCAAAGTAAAGGCTCAATACGCGGCTCCGGATACTCTTTATGCAGTAGCGGAAATTACACTTACTTATGATGATGCTAGCTCTACGGAAGAGACCCATGCTTACTTAATGTATAGCTCTTCAGATGGTAATATTAATATTGGTGCTCCGTCTGATTATCTTGTTGGAGGAGGCGGTAATGGTGTTCCTATAGGAGTAGAAACGGAAGTTTTATTTGGGGTGGACTTGGGAGGGCAGACGTCTCAAGGCGGCACTTACCTATTTCCTGTGTCTACTGTTAATGATACTGATAGCTTGGCAAGCGGGTTTACTATGAACCGAACAGTTGAGGGAGGCAGAATTGAGGATGTAAAGTGTAAGGTTTATTTCGTATCCGGGGGAGAGCAAGTAAAAATACAAGTGCAAAATCTCCGCATGGAGATTAACACTGATCCCTTAATATTATAAATATGGCAGCTTCTAAAATTCGTATTTATAAAGAAAATGGTGTTGTACATATTATTACAACGGCAGTTTCTTTTCCGGGCGTTACTCAGGCTAGTAAGCCTACAGTACAGCGGTTTCCTACTGCAGGGGAGCTGACGGCAAGCGTTGTAGATACTAATAAAATTAAAATTGTAGATAGCCAGGGTAACGTTATTGTCACAAACCAGCTGCCGTCACAATTTTTAGGTAAGACAGGTAGCGGTCAAATTGCTGCTACCCTTGCCGGCGTACGAGATACCCTAAACGGAACAGGGTATTTTGCTTCGGCTAAACTTGAGACACGAATCGGGTCTGTAGAAAGCGACGTAAGTACGGCTCAAACTGATATTACGGCTCTCAAAAATGCGACTAAGACTTCAACTGGCGATCGTGGGTTATTTGTAAACGATGGTAAAGGGACAACATCGTCTCATATGGCTGTTACAACTACTGCAGCTAAACTTCAAGCCGGTGGAAACACTAAAGTAAATCTGTCCGAAACTAGTCCAGGTACAATCACTTTGGATGTTCAAGCAGGCAGCACAGGAAATGAAACATCTGTAACTGCGATTACTGTTACAGGTAGTAGCAGCTTCAACAATTCGATTACCACATTTAATCAGCCTGTTGATTTTGACGCTAACGTAACGGGTCTTACTACTGGAGCTATCCCAAACTTAGCGGCTAGTAAGATTACCTCCGGAACTTTTACTACTACCCGTATTCCTAGCTTAAATGCGAGTAAGATTGGTTCTGGTACACTTGCAGATGCGCGAGTAGCTGCGTCTAATGTAACCCAGCATCAGGCTTCTCTGACTATTACTGAAAGTCAGATTAGTGATCTAGCCCACTACACAGATGCAAGTGTTAACACACATCTAAATCAAAGTAGCGCTAGTGCTGGGCAGTACTTGAAGTGGACTGGAAGCGACTATGCTTGGGGAACAGTTAGTTCAGGCGGACTAGGTAGTGTAGTAGAAGACACCTCTCCACAACTTGGGGGTCAGCTAGATGCTAACGGGCAGTCCATTGATATGGGCACGAATACTATTACAGACACTAAGGTAGGTCAGTGGGATACAGCCTATGGGTGGGGAGACCACAGCTCTGAAGGTTATTTAACCACGCTAGCGTTTTCTGCTCTTACGGGCAAACCTACCACTCTTGCGGGGTACGGAATTACAGACGCACTATCAAGTCTAGCAGGTGACACGTCTCCGCAGCTAGGAGGAGACTTAGATGTTGATGGAAACATCATCACCAGCAATAACAATGGTGATGTAACTATAGATCCTGCAGGCACAGGAGCTATTGTCCTTAAGTCTAATGATATTAAGTTTGAGGGCGCAGGAACTGTAACTATGTCTAGCCTCAAGTTCTATGAAGCATCCGCACTCGAAGGCAACTTTGTAGCTTTAAAAGCTCCTCTTTCTATATCAAGCGATGTGACTTGGACACTTCCTGCCGCAGATGGGACTAGTGGGCAAGTTATTAAGACTAACGGCTCGGGCACATTGTCTTTTGCAACTGTACTGCAAGCTGTTAATCCGCTCATGCAAGGTACGGCTTCTATACAACCGGTAGGAGGGTTGCCAGCCGGACTAAAGATTTTCGATGATGACACAAGTCACGGTGTTAGGCTTTTAGCTCCTGACTTGACTGCAGACGTGGAATTTACTTTACCAGCTACAGACGGCAGCAGTGGGCAGGTACTTAAGACAGACGGGAGTGGTAATCTATCTTTTGTTGCTCAGACATCTGACACGAATACAAATATTGCCAATACCAATCTAACGCTTGATGCTGACCGGACTACAGATACGGATGGTAATACACTGACGCTTGATCCTAATGGAGGCACAGTGCGGATTAAAGACAACAGTATTGCAACACCTTACATTAATTGTGAGCAAGGGGAGTTGCAGCTACATGGCTTGACGTTCCCTACTTCCGATGGGACAAGCGGTCAAGTACTGCAGACAAATGGCTCAGGCAGTTTGTCTTTTGCTACGGCATCAGGCGGTGGTGGTGGCGGCATGACGGAAACACCTTTTGTTTCTATGTCTGGCCGTGCAAGTTTTAGTGCTAGTGATGAGGAAGAGCGAGTATTGATTGGTACGTCATATGGATGGTCTTTTTATAGTCAAAGTCAAGAGATGGGAGACTGGTCTTCGTCGCAAACAATTGATTCTACTACGCATGCTTTAGCAGCTTATCTAAGAGGGCAAGCCGCACTGCAAATGCCTTCTGATGCAAAGAAGGTAAGAGTAAAAGTTAGCTATCGGGTTCAGAACGGTAATAGTACTGACTTCGGATTCAGCCTATGGTCGGGGCCAGTAGACAATAACTCTACGGCAACCACTAACCGTCACCCTGCGCGGGCAATGCGTAACGCAAACTGTAGGCACTAGCAGCATTACTGCATACAAAAAAGAATTCACCACTACCTCATCAATTACTGATGATGCGGTTTTCATGGTTGTAGAACAGCGAGGAGGCGGGTCCGGACTCAGCACGACTTGTTATGTTTACTATAACATTCATTTATTTTTAGTTGACTAATGGCACACGTACAAGACCCAAGGCCGGTTGAAAAACTGAAATCTAATGCTACCGTTGCTGAACGGATTGCAAAAATTAATGAGTTGGTAGACCTCGTGAACAGCATGTGGTTTACTGACGACGCAGATCATACAGAATGAAACGACCAGAGCATATGAAGCTGGAACTGTACCGTATGAGTACAGGCAAAGACAGCACGCTAGGAACTTTGTTTCTTAGTACAGGTAAAGACAAAAGAAAGTATCTTTGCTTTACATTAGAGGACGAGCATCGTGACGAGAAGGTGATGGCAGAAACGCGCATCCCGGCTGGTGAATACGAGATTAAGCTCAGAGACTTCGGTGGCTACCACCAGAAGTATAGCAGACGTTTTAAGGATATTCACAAAGGAATGTTGTGGCTCCAGGACGTTCCAAATTTTAAGTATATACTGATCCACTGTGGCAACACAGATGAGGACACAGCTGGTTGTTTGCTTACTGGGTATGGCCCAAAGCGAGTATCTGGTGGAGAGTTCGAGTTATACAATAGCACCCAGGCGTATTTTGATGTGTACCCGCCTGTAGCAAACCATCTAGCGGATGGAGGTACCGTAACAATTGAAATCAAAGACTTCGATGAAATTCCAGAACGGTTGGGGTAACCCAAATAAGCATGCAGATAAATTTATCTACAAGCTTCGTATCGGCACTGTTACAGTGTTCGACTTTATTATTGACTTGAGTTCTAAGTTGTACTCAGTTACTTTCTTCAACTTCACAATTAAGTTCTAATGGACAAACTCCGCGACACCAAACTAGGGTCGTGGCTAAAAGAAAAAGCTCCCAAGATCTTTGACACAGTAGCCGATGCATTACCAGATGCCGGACTTTTGGGAGTAGTAAAGAATCTTGTAAATGCAGACAGTAACCTTAGCCACGAGCAAAAGCTAGAGTTCGAGCGACTTGAACAACAAGAGCGTATTGCTTTAGAGGAAAATATTACGAAACGATGGACATCAGATGTCTCGTCTAAGAGTTGGCTTGCTCGTAATATTCGTCCTTTGATTGTACTGTCTTTGACATTTATGTTTCTGGTATTCATCCTTCTTGATACTCTTGCTCCAGTTGAGGTGCGAGATGCTTGGATTAAGATGTATGAAACTATTTTAATGACTACTATCGGCGGCTACTTTGTAGTACGTTCTATAGATAAAAACCAGCTGCCATGGCAACGCTAAATGAGATTGTCTACAATATTGCTTTACAGGTAGAAAAAGCAGATGATGCGGTTCTACTGGAGCGACTGAAGTTTCATGTTGCCTATTACCGTGCGCAGTTTATTCGTCAGGATCAAAAGCGCAACCATAGCTTGCCTAGTCAGTTCGTCCAAAAGTTAGACTGCTTAGAGATGGAAGAAGCAAGCGCAATAGAGTGCTGCACTGTAGAAAATATTGGATGCACGGTATGGCGCACTAAAAAGACTATTCCGCGACCAGTACGTATTTACGATGGTAGCGAATTTGGCTATGTAGGCACTGTAGATGCTAAGCAGCCCTACCAACGAACTACAGGCGTTCAAGCAGAGTATGCCTCACACAACAAGTGGACAGCGTCTCAGCCTCGTTACATTTATGCTAATGATCGTATCTATGTATTGAATGCTCGCCCATCTAAAATCCTACTCAAAGGAATTTTTGAGCAACCTCAAGACTTAGCGGGTTACACGTGTTGCGATAACACTGCCGCATTTTCAGAAGACAAACAGTATCCCATTTCTATGGACATGGTGCAGCGTATTACGCAAAGCATTCTTTCTACTGAAATGCAATTAGAAAACAGGCAGAATGACAGCGACGAAGTACAGCTCAGCGAGTAGATACAGCACTAAGGATTCTTATCGTTGGTTTAAGAAAAGCAACCCAGAAACAACGATTACCTATTCGTTGTATAAGCACATTATTACACGGTTTAATAAACGAGCGTGTGAGATGATTTTAGAAGGGCAGCTATTTAATATGGGTCAAAGGCTTGGTTCTATAAGAATTAAAAAGATACCTCGTACCTTTAACAAGCCCACTATTGATTGGGGTGAGACCAATCGCCTGAAGAAACAGGGGATAAAGAAGCTAGTCTATTACACTGATGATTATTATTATCGTTGGAACTGGGACAAGCATAGGTGTTTGGTAAAAAACAAGAGTGTATACACGTTTGCTCCTACAGCAGGGCAAAGCGGTAATCGGCGTAAGCTAGTACAGAAGCTGAGGACGGATGAATTTGCACACTTGAATTATAAAACATGATTTACAAAACGGTCTCTTCGAAAGCTGTAATAGCTAAGGTCTTTCGAGATTTAAAACCTACTACTGATACGTGGGTAAACGATTCTGTAGAATGGATTGGAGAGGCTTTAGAATTCATCGGCTATCATACCGGCTTAGAAAAAAAAGCTATGGAGCTGACGATTAAAAATCACCGTGCGCTTTTACCATGCGAACTAGTTGACATCGTGCAAGTAGAATACAATGGTAGTCACTTGCATTATGGTACTGACACTACTGGCTACGATTTGCCTAATGCTGAACGTACTACAAATACGCAGCCCTACAATGCTAGCGAAGTTACGACTTCTGCTGTTTTTCAAACGGTTGCAAATGAGCACCCTACAGGTAATGATACTTATAAGCAGCAGAAAACTGTAAAGTCTTCTTCCTATGGAGGAGGAGATTACTATGTAATTAACCCGGACTACATTCAAACATCCTTTGAAGAGGGTAAAGTAAAAGTTCACTTTACCGCATACCCTATGTGTGAAGATGGGTACCCTAAGGTTCCTGATAATATTTACTATAAACAAGCGCTTGAATGGTACATCGTAAGACAGATGCTGATGGGAGGGTACACACATCCTGTATTCAATTGGGCGACGGCAGATCAAAAGTGGGGACACTACTGTGTGGCTGCTCAGAACGATGCAGCATACCCGAGCATCGACAAGATGGAGAGCTTCAAAAACATGTGGGTACGTATGGTCCCAAATATGAATGCACACTCCGATTTCTTTATTGGGAATAATACACAAGAAAGACTACAGCGATGAAGCCACTAAAAGGCATGAATTTAGATGTGTCTCCTGACTCTCAACCTCAGGGCACTTATCGTATGGCTAAAAATTGGGTCTACGATTCCGAGTTTGATGGTCTGATTCAAGCCCCTGGCCGCACTGCAAAAGAGGAAATCATAGGGGACCATGTACTTGGGCAGCATGCTTTTGAAAATGGAGATATAGTATTTTTAGTATACAGTGCTCAAACAGCTGTAAATGATTCAATTAAACTGTGGACAGCATCTACTAACACTTACAGCACAATTTTGACGGATGCGGCTTTAGATTTTAGGCCTACACGACAATATCAAATTGTCTCATTCATTAATACCGACAACGAGAGAGTAATAATTATTACAGACAGCGTGACTAAGCCTTTAGTCATAAACATTGATTTGCAGACTCAACCGGCGTACGCGCTGCAGAATCTTTTTCCTACTCGTGAGTACCCAACTATTTCTTTAGAGTCTCATAGCACAGGAAGTTTGACTCCAGGCACTTACTTCTACACAGTTCAGTACGAGATGGCCGATGGTACTCGTACGGATTTTGGTCCTGTAACGGGGCCGTTTAGGGTTGTAAAAGACCCGGTAGGCATGGTTTTAGATTTAGATCGCATTGATACAAACTACCCGAAGCTTAGAATTGCCGTACTAGGCATTACTAATAGTTCAGTTGTTTCTAAAGTAGTAGCAGAGACTGCTATTACAGGAGTTTCTATGGATGTTTTTGTGCAGGGGGCGACTTTAGAAGAAGCTTTAATCGAGGAGCTAGCAATCTTGCCCGTAAGTTATAGCTCTGCAAAAACGGTAGAGTGGCACGACAACAGACTTTATTTAGGAAATGTCACTAGCTCTGTAGAAAGTGTAAGCACATACCAAGCGTATGCCAATCAAATCCAAGCTATTTGGGAACTTAAAAAGGGCAGCACATCAGGTGCGCAATCTAGGACTACAGCTGATACCAGCAATCATAAATTTATGCCTGATGAAGTTTATGCTTTTTATGTGGCGTGGGTTAGAGATGACGGGACTTACACAAAAGCCTACCATATTCCAGGACGGCCTTCTAGAAACTATGATCAAAAAATACCTTCTGGTGCGAGCGGCTTACCTCAAACTGCTACGCGTACTGTAAGTGAGACTGCTACTTTAACTTCTATCATTAATTCTACTAGTACTGATGAGGCAAATGAGGATGGGCATCTAAACTATCTTAAAAACGATCGAAACATTTTTGAAAGCTCAGAATCAGGCTATGATGATGTAAAGTTTTTTCACACTCGCTGCACGGCAAGTGCTTTTACAGATACTTCAACACACCACCACGGTGAAATGGGGTATTGGCAAAATGATAATGAGGTGTACCCTGCTGATCATCCTGTCGCTATATCTTATGCCTGGGATTCTAGCGGTACAAGCGTAGGGTCTATTTCAAGCGCTGCAACTGCTGGCGAAAAAGTGAGGCATCACCGTATGCCTAGCCTTAGTTGGCTAATGTTTAATGTAGGCACTTTCGATTTTGATAGCTATCAAAACCACGGTTTAGACGTTCGGTTTGATTTTGTGAAGGTGCCAGTTGGGTGTAAAGGAGCTGTATTTTACCATGCTCAGAGAGATAACTCGAATAATATTGTTATGTCACATACTCCAATTCATTTTGGAGCACGTAATACTTATAGTCAATATGGGGAAGGCGGCCTGGAGTATAAGCACTACAGTACCCAAGCAGCTATTAACGCTCGTAACTCTCAAGCTCCTTTAAAGCGAGATTACAGTGGGCCAAGTTTAGGATTGAATATTAGTTCTAGCTCTTCGTTTCACAATGATACTGTTGCAGCTGCTGGGAACCCTAAAAGGCCTAATGGTACGTCCTTTCCTGCAGCTGACTACTATACTGATAGCGACAATGATATTTCTACTTTTGCTACAGAGATTAACGATCGTCTAGGAGTCCATTATAATAAGGCAGTTTGTCATGCGCAAGATATTGTAGGTACGAGGCCTGCGCTACCAAGCCATATGTATACTAGACTTGAGTATATGCTTATTCAAGAAGAGCACTTTCCAGACGCTGTAGAAGGCAAGACGGGAGGTTCCAGCAATACTCGTAATCATATTATGAGTTTGGCAGACTCTAGTTCTGATAATTTTTATTCAACTACAGATGATGCAGATGGGACAAATCAAGCCCGGCGTGCGCTGTTTGATTTTACAACTTTCTCGTCGGGTGTAAACCAGTCCTTCCCACAGTCGGAAGTATTGCCTTGTCGTAACCAAAGGTATCTGCCTGCAGGGGTTATAGACGAAGAGGTAAAATTCGATAATAGGTTTGCTCCCGAATGTCTTTACTGGGACTATGAAAACATTGGTAATACGCAGACGCCTTATAGCCATGCTTCGGCATACCATAATGCAGGAGATCGGTTGTGGTATAGTGTTTTAAATAACCCAGATACTTACGGGGACACAGGATCTGGAGATACAGATGATGCTCGTTGGACTACAACTTATAGCGGTACCACGGACTCACAACGAAACTTTCATGGCTGGCATCCTCAAGCCATGCATACAAGAGCACGTATTCTAGCCGTTCAGCGGCTACCTTTTGTAAATATCAATGCTATGCGCTTTAACTGCTATCCAGGACGAGAGCGGCAAGAGCTTGTAGCGTGTTCTAGCTATGTTTCTGGTACAACAGGTGGAATGGTTAATTCGCCTTTAATTAATGGTGGGCAAGGTTCTACTAAAAGCGTACCGATTTCATTTATACATGGCGATGTTACATTTAGTGCAACACAATATAGAGTTACTGCAGCTTTAGGTTACGACATTGGCTTTAATGACGCTGATGAAAATACTTTAGCTGCCTCTGGTAATCCTGGGACAGACTCTACTTTAACTTCTAGAACTTATACGGAGTTGTCTGACGGTGGGACAACTTCATCGGGCAGAGGTGTAGTAATAGCTTTAATGAAAGTTAATACTTTGAGTCCGGTAGAATCTTTCCTGCATAACTACGACAAGGCACAGCATAAAGAAACTGAAACAGAGAGTCTTTTGCGACGTGCTGATCCAAGTGAAACTAACGATTTAAGTATTGACGCTGACTTAATGCGGTTAAATAATTGGGTACAACCGGTTATTAGCGACGGGGCCACTCAAGATGCGAGTATTTATAGTAACCGTATTGCCCGAAGTCGCCAGCAGTCTGCGTCTTCAGACACATTAAACTTTCGAAGTTTTGCTGCTCTTGACTTTTTTGAGCAAGACCGTAATAGAGGCAGCATACAAAATATTCAGTCATATGGCGATAAGCTATTGATTCACCATGAGGACTCTTTGTATATAACAGTGGGTAAGGAGTCAGTACAAACTTCTACTGGAGCAGTTGTATTAGGAAGCGGGGATATCTTCAGAGTAAAACCTCAAGAGCTTACTCCCACAGACTTTGGCTTTGGAGGTACTCAGCATTGGCAGTCAGCGGTACTAACACCTCAGGGGTATTTTTGGGTAGATGCCAAGCGCAAAAAAGTTTTTCTTTACAACGGTAAAATCAATGAAATTAGTAATCGCGGTATGCGAGGGTGGTTTGAAAAAACCTTAGAGTTTGACGCTTTTTACAACGATACAAGTGGGGGAGCTATAAACACTTTTAACCCCGGGTTACAATCGACTTATGATCCTCAATACAATCGAGTATTACTTCTTATTCGAAAACAACAGGTAATTAATCTAGGTAATGACGAAGGAATCCCTAAAACTCTTACCGATTATTATAGTACTACTGCGCGGTATTTACCTAAGGATCAAGTTATAAGTTACAGTTTCAATAACAATGCTTGGGTTTCCTTGCATGACATGGTTTATAATGGGTTTGTAGCTTCGGCTAGTAAGCTGTATGGCTGGCAAACCAGCGGTACTAAGCATTTACTTTTTGAGTTGAATGCGTTAACAGATGCGACCGTAACTTATATCTCGGACTTTAAAACAGGAGCTACTAGTCCTGCTTTTATTGATGTCGCCTTTCCAGCAAACGAGCCTGTACAATGGCAGTCGTTTAGTTGGCATACAAAGGCTAAAAATCACGTATTAGGCAGTACGAATGAAGGTCATATTGATTTAAATAAAACCTTCGAAAAGGCCGCAGTGTATAACGATTACCAGTGCAGTGGAGACGTTTCTTTTGTAAGAGCAAGCGCAGTTGATGTTACTTCTGTTCAACAGGTAACCTTAAGGCACAACGGTACTAGATACCAGTTTAACGGTTTTAGAGATTTGGTGAACGACCGTACTGCGCGTTTTCTAGACCCGGACTATAACATTGTTACAGAGAACATAAACGCGTCTAAAAATTGGTTCGATCAGAAACGATTTAAAAGTACTCATGCAGTAATTAGGTTAACAGCACCTCATACTACTACAAATCTTTTATATTTGTATGACGTAGATACAAAAGTGCGCAAGGCTCATCGCTAACTGAGAAAGCAACTAAAGGTACAGAAATCAAGTACGCGCTCTCACAACACTTTAACTATGGGATACGGAAAAAAGAAGCCTGTTGCGCGTAAGGCAGCTAAGGCAGCTCCTAAAATGACAATGGGTAGCGCTACTCGATACATTTCTAAGCAAATGAAAGTAGGCGGTCCTACTGCAGGTGCTATTAAAATGGCGGAGGGTATTTTAAAAGCTGCAGGTAAAAAGACTTATGGCGGCGGCACGAAGAAGCGTGTAATGAAGCGGGGCGGGAATACTCGGAACTAATGGGCAAGCTTTGCGCACGAGGTAAAGCGGCTGCTAAACGCAAGTACAAGGTTTATCCTTCGGCTTATGCTAATGGGTATGCGGTACAAGTGTGTAAAGGCACAAAGCCTGGAGCTGGAGGTAAGAAAAAGACTGCCTCTGGTTATAAAAAGGGAAAGAAGAAAAAGTTAGGCGGAGCAACTAAACCAGTAACGCGTAAAAGGCGTTCTACAACACGTAAGCGATGAGCTTGCGTAGATGGTTTAAAGAGGATTGGAAGGATGTCCGTACGGGCAAGGCATGCGGGCGTAAGTCCGCTAAAGGAGGATCTAAACGTCCCTACCCTTATTGCCGACCTACCAAGCGAGTGAATAGTAAGACTCCTAAGACATCCGGTGAGATGTCAAAAAGCGAAAAGCGTAGGAAGGTCAGAGAAAAGGTTCGTAAGGGCAACCCTGGGGGTAAGCCTACACGTGTTTCGTCTGTCAAGCGTGGTACAAAGCGTACTACGAGTAGAAAGAAACGTACAACGACTAAACGTAAACGATAATGTCTTTTACTGACTACGAAATGATTTTACTGGCTGTAGGCCTGGTGGGTGTCTATGTTAAACTGCATGGGGAGGTCACCAAGTTGACAAGTCGAGTTTATACTTTGGAAAATGGGAACAAGAAGATTGAGCGTTCATTGGAAGCCCTTGCCTCTGATTTGGCAGAAATTAAACTTCTTCTTGCGCGCAATCAAATGGACAAATAATGGCAACCAAGCGCAAATCAAATCCGATCCGGAAAACTACCCGGGGCAAAGGAGCAAACTACCGCCCAACAAAAAAGGGTGCGGGGATGACTGCAAAAGGTGTACGTGCCTACCGAAAGGCAAACCCAGGAAGTAAGCTCAAGACAGCTGTTACTGGTAAGGTTAAAAAGGGTAGCAAGGCATCGAAGCGTCGTAAGTCGTATTGCGCTCGGTCATTGGGGCAGCTTAAGCGTTCTAGTGCTAAGACAAAAAATGATCCTAACTCACGCATCCGCCAAGCACGGCGGCGGTGGAAATGCTAATGATATGGAAGACGAATTTGACATCTCTTTTTTAGATCCTAAGAAACTTAAGGAGTCGGAAGACAAACTTAAGAATGGGGAAATTACATGCAACCTGGATGACCCAGAAGATTGCGAAAGCTGTAGCGGATGAGTAAGAAATTTAATGGACATAGGTGTGAGCGACGTAATCTAACGGACTTAGTACTTGGTACAGGTCCGACAGGTAAGAAGCGCACTAAACCTAAAGCAAAAAAGCGTGGTAAGAATTTTACTACGGAGCCTGCTGCTAATAAGATGTATGATGGAGGTCCCTTAGGAGATGCAGGCACTCCAGAAGTTTTGCCTACTAACAACGCCGTACCCAGCTATCTGCAAAACGATCCTAGGTTTCAAGCTCAAACTAGGTTAGGCGTGGCAGCGGGGAACTTAATGACACGCTTTACAAACCCTATTACAGGGGAGTATTATAAAGAGTATGATCCCCGTGTTTCTTCTTTCATTGACAATGATTTGTTAGGAGGCAAATTTGCCGCAAAGCAAGAAGACTATAATTACCGGTATTTGCCACCGGGTATGAAGGCGAAGGCAAAAAACTACCAGTACTTCGAGGAGGGCGATCCTAATATGCCTGCAGGTGCTGAAATAAACCACTTGGGTACACCGTGGAGTGCGGGTACAGTTTCAAACTTAGCCACTGCTTTTGACCCTACTTTTCAGGGAAGCATGCGTCACTCTGATTATATAAATAGAGCTTTTCAAGGAGAGGGTAATTACACAACGGATCGAGCTAAAAAGGGCACGGACTATGAAGAAGGTGATATACTTTTTGCTGGTCGAGGAACGGGAGATACAGGTACAAAAGGCAAGGGGTATCGGGCATTTAAAAAGCTTGCTGAAGATGAAGCTGGCTATCAAAGCCATAGCGATATAATCACTTCTATTGATACAGATGCGGATGGCAATAAAACATACAATGTTATGGGAGGCAATATGAGCGATAGTTTATATGACAGGTCCTTTACTGCTAAAGAACTAGCTCAACGTTACACGGGTCGTTTGCATAATCAGGGGATGTCGCAACAATCCGCAGCCTACCAAATGGAAAATAATCCAGCAATGCCTGCAGGATATCCGGCAAAAGAAACTTTAGCTCTTATGCAGCAACGTTTTGGAGGGCATAATGTCCCTCAATACTTTGGAGGCGGTGGTACTGGAGGTAACGGTCAGTACTATCGTCAAATGGATAGATACTTGCGCCAGTCCGCTAGGCAAGGGCCTTCTTTAGAAGGGTTGACTGGGCCAGAATTTATGGAGGCTATTAAAAACCAAAATATTGATGCCGGCAAAGCAAATATGCTGGGCACAGGTTTGGGGGTAGCAGGTAATCTCGTGAGTTCTATGGGGCAGGGAGAGGATGCTCGGCCGGATGACCCTTATAAATTTACTGATGCTTTAGGAGGTGCGCTTTCTGGAGCAGGTCAAGGCGCAATGTTTGGCTTACCGGGTATGCTAGTCGGGGGTGCGTTTGGTTTAGGCAAGTCTTTGTTTAATCACCAAAAGGATAAAAACGAATTTAATCGTATGCAAGCCGAGGCTAAGGATGAACGTACTGAAATGAATGTTAGCAATGCGCAAGATTTCAGTCGTCAAGTCTTAAATACCTACAACCAAGAAGGAGTAGGGGGGAGTTACTATGCGCGTAATGGGGGGCCTGTTGACTATGAAACCGAGAAGAACGAGGTCATACTTGCATCTCCTAATGATCCGCCTATTGCTATCGAACAAGGCGGGTATAAACAAAAAAGTAGTAATTTGTACCAGGGAAAAGGGCCGTCTCATGAAATGGGCGGGATACCTACCAAAGGTGCTACTGAACCGTTTAAAGATTCTATGGGTCAAGAACAAGATTCACCGTATGTATTTAGCGATGCTAAAGAAATGCGTTTTGACTCAACTTCAATTTTATCTATGATCTCATGAGCAAGAAAACAAAACAAACGCCTGCTGAAGTAGCAAGCAAAATTGCTCAGTTTTTAGCTAAGCAGGAAGAAACGCTCAGCCGTTATCCTGTAGGGCCTATGGCTAATAGTGCTCGCGCCAATATGAAAAAAGGGTATGCTGCACTCGAAGCTTTAAAGGGTCAGAATGAGCAAATGCGTTTAGGTCAACAAGCCGCCGCCGCACCACAACAAGCAATGAAGTATGGAGGAACGCCGACTCCTCCGGCAGTAGCTGCTACTATTTCATCAGAAACAAATTTGACTGCAGGTCAGATTGATATGATGAACTACTTAAAACTAGAGCATGGGTATAGCGATGCAGTAGCTTTAGCAGCTATTAGCCCAACCAGCAAAGAATCTGGGGGAGACAGTATGGCTGTAGAAAATTCTTATGCTAATACGAGTGCTGCAAATATTCGAGCTGTTAACAGTAGGTTTAAAAAAGCATTAGCAGATAAGACCGATGCAGAGATTGATGTCTTGAAAAAAGACCCTGAAGCATTTTTTAATTTAGTTTACAAAGATGCTACTGGTAATGGTGCAGAGGGCGATGGTTATAAGTACAGAGGCAGAGGTCTAGTTCAACTTACTGGAAAAGCAAACTATGCAGCTGCAAGCCAAGAGCTTTTTGGAAATGATGACTTAGTGGAGAATCCGGATTTGTTATTGGACCCAGCTATTGCGGGTCAGGTAGCAGGATGGTTTACTGCTACTAGAGGTAAAGGAGTTGAAGGCTACTTAGATTTTGACGTCTCTGAAGAGAACCCAAGCCCTGAGCAGCTGCAACAAGTTATGAATGGCTCTTATGCTACTATTGCAACAGGTGGCACGCTGTCTGTGACGAAGGCTCAGGATGCAGAATACATGTCTGATAATTACGGGCAGTACTCGAGAAGTATGCCTAAAATGCAAACATTTACTAGTGACACTCTCCCACTAGTGCAGACAAGTAATGCATATCAGGATACTTTTAACTTGCCTAATCCGCCTCCTGCTGCTCCGACTGAGTCTACTAACGCAGTGTCAGAACCGGCACAATCTAATGTTCCGCCTGAGCTAAATGATGATATTCTGCTTGAGAAAGTCTTGGAAGATCCTAAGATGCAGAAATTCATGGAGCGCAACAATGTCGCTACAGACGCATTGCAGACGGCTATTGGAGGAGATTATGTGGACATTCCAAATCGTAGTGCTTTTGATGCCAACATTCGTCGTGTTGCACGAGACTATATCGGTGCAAGGGAGGAGTTGATTTCAGGTCCGGGACCATCTACGGATAAAGACACTACAGGTGACTCTATTGGATGGAGTGAATCTACCGGCATTTCTCGAGAGCGTTATAAAGAGTTACGTGCAAAGGCAGCAGCTGAAAATCCTGGTGAAGCTCTAGCTTACTTCCCTGGCCCTAATGGTACCGAGGGGAGCGTTCAGTTCTAATGCGGCCACTCCTTTAGCAACAGCGGAGGTAGAAGCTGAGGTGCCCCGTGATGCAAACGGCCGCCCGATTTTTGGTGGGATGCAGGCTAAAATCAACTATGATAATTTCAATGCGGGGGCTGAAGGCTTTCAACGCAGAGGCATTGATTTGTCTAATGCAATTAATGAAAGTCGGAACCAGTTTGCGAGAAACTATTTAATGCCTACTGCTGGGGTAATGTTAGGAGGCGCTGCTTTGCCGTATCTAGCTTCAGGCGTTGGTTTGCTTGGTGCAGGAGAGTTTGGCACAGCTTTAGGTACTGTAGGCACGCAGTTTATGGGAGGTTTAGCCATGAATCCTGCATCTATGGGTTCGATACCTGGTGTAGTTGGAGGAGGACTAAGCGCGTTGGGAATGAGCAATGCGATTAAAAAAACTACTGGTGACTACGGCTTAGAGGGCGGTCAAGCAAACGCACTTGAAGTAGCCAATGATCCTAACATGTCAAATGTTGACAAGGCAGCGTATTTTGCTGAAATTGGAATAGGCTTGTCGCCTATGGTATTTAACTCTCCGACCGCAATAAAAAACATTTTCCGAGGTCGTCCAAGTGACTTTCCCGGGAGCTATGGTTCTTATTTAAATGCGCGTCGAGGTTTAATTAATACTGCAGATGATACTAGTGCTACTGTAAAGGCTACTGAAGATGCGTATCAAGCGGTTAGAGGTACAAGGGTAAAATCGAAAGGCACTGCACATAAAGCGGGTAAAGCAGACCAAAGAGCCACAAGGCTTGAGCAGAAAGCTGCTAAGGCTCAAGAAAAAGCGGCAAATGCTACTCCTAAAAATCAGCCTAAAGCAAACGCTGATGCAGAGAAAGCTTTACAAAAAGCTTCTAATGCTAGAGCCAAAGCTGCAGAATTAAAAGCTGCGGACGATGCAACATTAAAATCTCAACAGGCTGCAGGGGCTAGGCGCAATAATGCTGTAGGCCGGTCGCAAGCAGCGGACGAGGAGTTAGCGGCATTCAATCAGCGGTATAATGCTGCGCGCACGCCGTATGGTTTAACACCTTCACAACGCTTGCCTAGTCAAGTAGCGGGAGCATTAGCTCTGGGTGATATGATGCCTGGTTATAATATAGATAACAATGTAGAGCCGGCAAGCGTAGACCCTAGAGCGGTACAAGTTCAGATAGAAGAGCCTGTAGTACCTGTTGGAAATAGTGCGGTAACAGATTCTCAGCCGGGTGTAGATGCAGGCACTGGAGCAGGGGCAGTAACAGGAAACGATACTTCAGATCCTATTGGAGCTAATTTCTCAGACGGGACAGGCACTGAAACTGCGCCAGGTACAAGAACATTTAATGATGCGGATGTTCCTATGACTGCAGATGGTTATAACCTGAACATGGGTAAAGGCAATATGCTTATGGGTATACCTGCTGCTGCAGCATTAGGGAGTGCTGCTATTCAAGGACGCGCTCTTAACCAGTTACAAGGTCCTACGGCTCCTATTACTACAGATATTCCTGCTTTTAATTACGAAAGTACCATTGCTCAACAGATGCAAGATGTGCGAGATAATACTCGTGCTATGGGTCAAGTTGATGGACTGTCTGCACCACAATCTGCGGCAATGCGTCAAGGTTTGCTAGGAGAAAGATTTAGACAAGAACAGCGTTTACGATCTGCAGACAATGAA